CAGCCCAAGATGCTGATGAACCATTTGTAGTTAAAAAGTATCCGTTGTTACCAGTCTGTGTTGGAAGTCCAGTAAACGTTGTCCATGAATAGTCATAGTTGGTTGAAGAGTTCTTTACAAGAACTTGACCAGTAGTTCCTCCAACAGGATTACGAGCATCGTATGCAATCTTTGTTACGTATTCTAGGTTAGTTATTCTGTCTTTTACTGTGTTCCAGTTTGTTGTAATAAAGTCTGCAGCCCCAACCCATCCTGAGCCTGTCTTAATACTAGAGCCTAGAGTGGCTTCAATGGAGTTTACTTCTTCTTGCAGGTCATTTACGTGTGCCGCAAGAACGGTGTCGGTAAAGTCTACTTTGGTAGTAAAGGACTTAACCGATGTGGGGTACGCTGCTGTCACGTTGACTTCCTTTCAGACCTATCGGTCTATTTTCTTAGGTTTGCCCTCTAATTACCTGCTGAACTCAGGCTATCTGGTTAACCGTTACGATTATTGAGGGTATTGCAGGGTGAACCGAGTTTGCCGCAAGATGCTCTAGACGAATATTGGCATTGGTAGTTGACCAGTAGACCTGAAAATAGTCATTTGGCTTCATCTTTTCAAATAAGTTTACGGTCATTACATCGTAGGTATTACTAGAGATATGCAGTGTTGTTGCTGAGTTTGGAATGTTTGTGCCGTTCTTTCTAAACCACACAAACACCGTTTCTCCAGAGCCTCCGCCACTTGTGTGGTGAAATTGAGCAGAGAACTGAATGTTGTAAACTCCACTTTCTTCAACAACTAATCTTGAAGAACTTTGTAGTTTTACTCCTTCTTCAAAAGACGTTGTATTAAGGGTTACTGCTGTTGGGGTGTTAATTGAGGCAGTTAAATCACTGGTGCTAGACCAAGAACCAAAAGCAAACACACCTTGAGGGTCCTCTCCAAACTCTCCTATCCATACAGGATATTCGGGGTCTCCTCCCACATACATGACATAGACGCCAGTGCCAATAGCAGGTGGACGTTTAGTTGAGATTACAGGCCACACCCAATTAGTGATTTGTTCACCTGTTGCAGTGACCTTAACTTTTAATCTACGTAATTTTTTAGGGTCTCTGTTATCGTGAACAACTGCTCTATATACTCCAGGTAGTGTTCGTTCAAAATCCATTATTAGATTTCACCAATACTTAAGTTATCTTCTGTAAAGCGGAAGATTTCATCTGGGTCGCCTTGCAACGTTGTAAGAGCGGCTCCGCTTCCAGTTCTATAAAGTTGAGTTACACGAGCAACTTGAATTCCAGGAATTTGAAGCAATTCAAACTCAAGGTCTCCAGAGTTGATTGTTTCTTCAAAAAATACATTGGAATAACCAAAGGCTGTAACCATCTTCTCTTTAATTGAAGTTTCAATCTCTGTTGTTGTGTATTGGTTCAACTTGGTGTATTGAATAGTTACATTTACATCTACGTATACTGGAGGAGATATAGTTACTGAAGTTCCGATTAAAGTTTTACCTTCGTAAAAGGTCTCTAAGTCTGTTTTTAATCTGTCAAACTCTGCTGTTGGGTTTCCCAGTTCATCTAAACCTGGAGCAGAGTCAACATCTGTTGCAGTTCTTGTTGGCGCTATATAGACAGTTACTGAAGTCCAAACTGTTGCAGTTGCATTTGCTTTTCCAATTCCAGTTACTGAAAGAGCGAGGTTTGCAAAATCGTTTAATGTTACTGCTCTATTGTTAGCACGCAAAGTTAGTGGAGCAGCAGTTCTTATTTGTTCAGTTGACTCTGGGTCTGCACCAGCAAATGCAACATCACCATTAGCAACTGAGATATCTGCTTGAAGTGCTGTAATCTGTGCTTCAGATAACCCAGGAACGTATACAAGCGTGTCTATTGTGTCGGCGTCAACGTTTCCAGCGTTTCCACCACCAACTGTGTACTTTGCTCTAATCTCTGAATAAAGAGTTGGTATTGCTCCAGAAACTCCGTCTCCAAATTTAACAGTTACAATATCGTCTTCATCAAGCGAAGTTACATAAACTTGGTCATTTGGGCCGTAATCTGAAAGATGTTGAACCTCTGTCCATTTTACAAACAGAACACCGTCTTGTACATACACCTCTATAGAGTCTTCTACTACTGGTGTTTCTCCAAACTCAAAAGACATGGCAGGAAGGCCTGTAGAAGTACCTATCAACTCTCCATTAGTGGTTGCATCGTCTGAAACAAGAATTACTGAGCGTCCTTGCGCAGCAGTTACGGTTGTTTCTCCTGGAGATGCCCCTATCTGTTCTGCAACTACGGCGTCTGCTACGGTTGTGAAATAAATGGTATTAACTGTGTCATCTATTACAACATCTCCAGAAACAACTGTGCCTTCAGGCAGAGTAACTTCAGTTGCAGATGTATTAGTAAAAGTAAGTTCAACTAAAGCCTGTCTGTAACCAGCAGGGGTGTACCCGTAGTTACGAGCAATGTTAAGAACGCTATCTCTTTGACTTGCTGTAGTTATAAAGGCTTCATTGGCGTTTCTGTCAATGTAGTATGAAAGTATGTCAGAAACATAAGCAAAGGCTTCTACAAGAGCAACACCAAAGTCTGCTGGGTCACTTGCTTTCCAATCTGGAATTCTGTCTTGAATTCTTTCAATCAACTCTTCACGAATTGAGTAATAGTCCTTACTGGTGTAATCAACCGATACAGGGATATTAGAGGCTGGCGTTATTGTCATAGTTTCTCCTGAATTGGGGGTAAGTTTCCTGCAATTCTTACTAAGCCTATTGTAGTGCTTGTTACGTCTTCAATGCGTGCGTCTGGTAATGAGTAGACTATCTCTGCCTCTAATATGCCTGTCTCTTCGTCATAATGAGGTATAACTTCTACTAAATTTAGGGTTGGTAAATACCTTTCAAACGCCTTCCTAGTCTCGTTTTGTACAATCAATTCGGCTTCTCCTGAGTTTTCAAAAACGGCATCAACTACATCAGCCCCGAAGTTTGGGCGCATCACCCTTTCACCTAAATAGGTGCCTATTACAGACCTGACTCTATCTTGCCAAATTTTAGGCTGTTCAATCGTTGTTCCAACTCTTCCATATGGGTTTATGGAAAATGGAAGAGATATAGCGGTTTCTCTTGTAGCCATTATTTACCTATCCATTTTCTTTGTTTTAACTGTATACCATTATCAGACTGCTTTATTAACAGTCTATTTGAGTTAAGTTTAGTTACTGATGGTTTTGTCTGCAATCCAGAGGCTAGTTCATAGGCAACGTTTCTTACAGCGACACTTTTACTTGGAGTTTGTCTAAATGATGAAGTTTTGTTATTACCAGTTCCATCAGTCATACAAGAAAAGTCAACCGTGTATCTGCCGTCATGTGTCATGAAATGTTCAGCGTCTTTTACCATCCAAAAACCATCTGTAGAGGTTCCTGTTCCGTCTATATGAATAGTTTTAAATGGAGATATTCTTGGGTCACCTTGAGCCGTGCCTTTAGCGTGTTCACTAAACGAAGAGACCATTGCCTCAGATTTTGCTCTACTTTCTGCAAGCGCTTTGCTTCCCACAGTCACTCCAAACATCTGTTCGGAAAACACTTGAGTAGTGGTGTTTTTTCTTAGTGCTTTACCAATCTCAGATGGAGAAGTTTTATGAGTAAAAACTTTACCAGTAAATGGGTCGATTCCCATTATATTTTTTGTTCTATTTGAATACCTTGACTCTGATGGGATTGTAGAACTTTCAGTTTTAAATTCTAAAAGATTAGATTGATAAATATTGTCATACCCATCTCCATAGTTTGTTTCAAGAGATAGGAAAGGAATACTTCCCATAAAAGTATTTATCATAGTATCAAAAGGAACAAAATAGAGTTCTGTTTCAAATACATGAAACACGTACCCAGATTTGTTTGCTAGTTCTCTTAATTTTTGCCAATAGGTTTGACCAACCATTGATTCTTGAGTTAACCTAACTTTTGTTGGAGACACTATTGGTTTTAATTTAAATTTTTTAGCAATTTCTTGAACAATTTCTGAAGCAGTTTTGTTTAACCATATCTTAGGGGTGTTTTCTTTTAAAGATAACCCAGTTCCAATAGCCTTAATAATTGTAGGGTTATTTTGTCCAAAAGTTTTTGTAGGAAGTACACTTACAACTTGTCCAAAAAACTGTCCTCTTACTGAGGAACTCATCCAGTTTATTTTTAATAAAGAACCAGGTTTTAATGCATTTTGATAAAAAGACGAAACATTAAAGTACTGTATCTCTACTATATCCTGATGACTTGATTTTTGAATTAATCTAATTGTGCTTGGAATTTCTTCAAATCCAGGAAAATCAGGATAGGTAACTTTAAATGAGTTATCAAATGCATATTGATTAGTCATTTGGAATCCTTAGTTGTGTCCCATAAGGAATATTGAATGGGTCAATTATTTCTGGATTTACATCCATAATTTGCCACCATAAAGAAGGACTTCCTAAATATCTCAACGCTAAAACGTCTAATCTGTCTGTTTCTGTCCATTCATGATAGGAAAAAGACACTGTATAAGTTGGATACTGACGTAGTACCGTTACAGGATATTGACCAGTTCTTGAATCGTATGCACGATACAGCCTAGCGTCTGCATAACGACTATCTAAATAAATCATCTAAGTTGCTGCCTTCCACCGCCACCGCTGCCACCTGTTTCTCTTTTATTTTCAAATTCAATAAATCTGCCAAATGTAATTCTAACAATTGAAAAGATGGGAACCATTCTTGGGTCAAATATCTTATGTTCAACTGCAAGGCTTATTACTCGAACTGGATAGCGCAGCCTATTTCCTAAATGTAATTCAAGGATAGTAGGACGAATGAATCCCATATCTGCAGTTTTTCCATTATACGTAGAATTAAAAGTAGCGTGTGGAGCATTCATTGTTTTAAACATATACTCCATGTCATACATTGTTCCCTTTTCATGTACTTCTTTTATATCTGGAAGAAGACTTTCAGTTTCTCCTCCACCAAAATAAACTTGTCTTCTTATTGCTAAACTAGGATTAGTTCTGTATTTCATGTCTTCCATGCGGTTTAGAACTAAATCTAAAGAAACTGCACTACTTGATTTTGTTAAAGGCAAAAACACGTCTTTTCCAGTAGCAATCATTCCAGGATGTAAATCTGCGTTTATGTCATAAATCATCTGTATTCTTTCTGGATTGTATAAAAACCTAAATCCATAAAGTTGTTTGTCTGGAGTTCTTTGAGGCACGGATGCCCCGTTAACTAAATCAAGATTTCCTTTTTGAACGTTTCCTTTTTCAGTAGTTGTACTGTTTAAAATAGCCTTCATCCACTCGCGGTTTACTCTAAGAACTCCCCTACCTGGACTTTCTTTCCAATAATTTTCAGCATCAGTTGTATTAAATCCTGGAGTATTAATTAAATTAGATGCATCACCTAATGAGGATGTAAGAGGTGCGGAAGAACCCGTAGAAAATCTGGCTGGTTTAATTAAGGGAAGATTGTATTTGTATGGTCCTTTTGGCTTTTGTTCTTCTCCTTTTCTCTTGTTACCTGATGAGCCGCCGCTTTTGTTGCCCCCACTACTTGAAGTAGTGGTCACTTTTCCAGTGCTTAAATTATAATCACCAACAGCCTTAATATTATAAATTGAATTAATTTGTTTTGTAATAGCGTCATTTTTGTTCTTTAGATTTTTAATGTTGTTTTTTGATGTGGTAATTACTTGTTCTCTTCCAGTTATCAGAGTTTGATAAGATGCAATTGCTGCCAACTCACCTGAAGTTTGGGTTGCACCCCCAGGACTTGATGGACTAAGAGAGTCTCGTGTCAAAGTATTGTACTGAGTTACATACCCTGCTTTGGTAATTTCAGCACTTTTAATAATCGCACTTAAATTATTAATAGTTTTATTATTTTGAGAAATTTGGTCTCTTAGTGACGCTGCAGTTTTTGCATTGTCTGCGGCAACTTTTGCCTTTTCACGTTCAGTTTTTAAACGTTGTGCAGCAGTTTCATTATTCTTTTTATTTCGAGTGTATTCAAGTTGTGGATTATTATAAGAAGGACCTGGCATTAGTTACTCCCCATCATTGAGTTATTATTTTCTCTATCAAGGTATGACTGCACTTGTTTAGCAAATTTCATTGCAGAGGTTTCATCTGCTTGATTAAATGTAACGGTAATGTTTACCGTTTTTGCTCCAGAATCCATAGCCTGCATCATTGCAGGACCACCACCTCCACGTGGGAAGTTGTAGTTACTTGCTTTACCTTCTCCATGAACCCAAGCAGATTGGTTTACAGCAGATAATACGGCTGAAGTTCCCGCGTTATTTTTTAACG